TATCGCCGGTCTCGGGCAATCTTGGCGAGAGTCTTCTGGTCTTCGTAATCAATCTTCATTCTCGACCTCCTTGCGTCTCTCCTCGATCCAGCCTTCGTAGATGGCTTGAGCTTGGTTGATGTTTTCTTCTTCGCAGACAACCATGACATAATTGTCGTCGTGGGTTTCGACGTCAGCGACACGAGGCTTGGTGAATTCAGCTAGTGCTTCATTCAACTGCTCAATGTCAATCTGGTCTCTCCAGTCCCAAAAGATGATTTTGAATTTCATGTGACCTTGTAGACGGGTTTGAGCGTTCTCAACCAGCCCTTCAAGTGCCAGCGAAGCATATGGCTTTGAGCTTCCTTCTTCGCAATCATCGTCGCGTTATGCGCTGGGCCAGTGCTAGTGGGCCGGTCTGTGTTGTTGAGTAGTGCCTCTGTTAGTCTCTCGGCAACCTCGGACAAGATATCTACCAATCTCAAGCTAGGCTGGACTTCGTTTTCTTGACCGAGAGCGTAGAGGATGTTATCAAGGATTTCTCGCTTGCAAGCGAGTTCCATGTCCGACGAAGCCCACTCAAAGTAGTTAGCCGGGCGGGCAAGGAAAGTGATTTGACGATCAATCAACTCTTCGTGGTAGGTGAGCCAGGACCGCCCGATGTCTCGCATGACATACTGAACCTGCTGGGCTTCTTCACCTTCCCCAATCAAGGGCCAGTTGGAGAGGAGTGTTGCCTTCATCCTCAATTCGGTCACTTGCTTGTCGGCATCTTCGCGGCGTTGGGCTTTGCGCTGGGCTTCACATTCCTTCGCCGCCCTGACTCGGGCTTCACGATTGACAGCTTCAGCATTTTGTTCTTCTGGTGTGAGTTTTCTTCGTTTCATTTGTCGTTTCTTTCTACGCGGCGTGATTGCCGCCTGCTGTGCTCTGTATCAAAAGCACAGCGAGCGATAATCTACTCGACGTTGACCCATTTCATGCAGGTTGCAAGCAGGTTGTCGTAGTCGCCGGACATTGCTTCCTTCATGAAGGCTTCGATCTCTTCGGCTGCGACTTTGGCTCGGCGGAGGGCTTGACGAACTTTGCCAAGCACGGCAAAGGCGTTGCCGTCGCTGCCGACGAGCTGAACTGTGATGTTGGGATACTTCGGTTCCATATGTCGTTCTTTCTGTTTTCGCCTTGCATTATTGCAAAGCTACATTGTATGAGCAAGAATCATGCCGGACGTGTTTTGTTGCAGATCTTGTAAATGAATTCATTGGCGACGTTGCAAGCGCAGTGTATTGCACTGCGCTTGCAATTGAATTGAATCAGTCGCAGTCCATAGTTTCCATCACCAGTCTGACTCCGAAGAACTGAGAAGTTTCGGGCGGTGCAGGCTTGGCCCAGCTGCTCAACCTCTTGGCGAGACGATAGCCGATGCCGAACCCGTGAGGATGAAACTCGTGAGCTTTTCCTTTGGCGAGCTTGTCCTTGACTTCCTGAAGCTTCTCAGGATGAATTCGGAAGGGCAGGCCCGGCACGTCGATCAATTCTTCGCTGCGCTTCTTAGCAGCCTCAGCGCGAGCAATTTCACGCTCGATCACCACCGACGCTTCTTCTTTCTCGTCAGTGTAGAAGGCGTCGTCAATCCCCCTGCGGCTGAGATTGTGCCACCCCTTCGCTGTCTTGAACAGGGTGTGCCCGCTGGCGCCGATTGTTGTGCCCTTGGGGTACTCGTCAATCTTCTTGCTGCCGATGTTGAAGACGATTCGGATGTTCTCTTTCTCGATCACGACTGCGGTGTCCCCTGGTCTAACGTGCAGAGTGTGATGTTCGACGCCGTCGTGGTAACCTTCTTTCACCGTCTTGGTGAAACCTTCTGGAGCCTGGATGGCTTCAATGTAGTCTGATACTTTCATGTTTTCTTTCTGTTATTGCAGGCTAATCCCTGCCTACTGCGGCGGCGGAAACGACAAAGGAACCACCGCCGCAGGCGGCATCGATTAGGATGCCGCTTTGTTGGTGGAGTCGAACCTCTCCACCAAAATCTTTTGTGTTTTCATGAGCGTTTCTTCAAATGTCTAACCGCTTTCTTCACTGCGAGTTTGCATTCTCCATATGCCTGCCCGTCTTGGGGGTCAGCACTCTCCTCAATCGCTTCGTCGCAGTAGTTGGCTACCGCTTCGAGAATTGCCTCAATGTCGTCTGCCGGCAATGAGGGAATCCTCTCAATTATCTCTTGTGTTGTCATATTCAGCATCCCATCCTGCCACGTAGTGCTGTGGCTGCTTTGAAGAGGTGCTGTGCTGCTTGGGCGTAGGCGTCGTCACCACAGTCGGCAGCATACGTGCCGCAGAAGCCTGCCAAGGCCCTCACCAGATCTTCAAATTGGTCTGCGTCAGCTCCCAGTATCAGGTCTGCTGCGCGGTTTGCAAAGTCGTCATGAAACTTGATGCACCCGCTGTCCTGTGCGGGGATCGCTTCCAGCGCGGGCTTGTCTTCCGGCCGGCAGCATTTCATTCTTTCGATGATTCGAGTTATTTCTGTCATATCTTCATTTCTTTCTTTGGTTTTGCATATTTGCAACTGACTTTAGTAAAGCAGGTTTTGTGCCGAACCTGATTCAGTTCATTTCCACTTCCTCAGTTTGATATCCTGTCCCCAATTCAGTCCCTGTCCCATGTTGACGTGCTGGTCGAGCCAGTGGTTGACGTTTGCATCGGATTTGAACGAGAGGGCTTCACTCTCCTTGCGAGTGAACGTCACCACATCCTTTTCCGCGTCGTAGTCTTTGACGAAGTGGTCCGCCCCTACTTTAATGATGATTCTCATGGCATTGGTACCTCGGTGAATTGAATCGCGCCGCCGGAGATGTCCCTGAGGAGTTCCCGTGTTCGCGAGTCTATTGTTAGCTTGCCGGTCAGTTGGCGAATGATTTGAGCGTCGGCCGGATTGGCGACATATTCAACCACTCTCCCGAAGACGTGCTTGCGGTAGTAAGGGATGTTCTTCATATCTTTCCCTCCTCCTTCATCCTAGCGTGCTCTGCGTAGTGCTCGGCCAGCCATTTGGCACATTCGTCGCGCTTCTCGGCCAATTTGGCAATCTCTCGTTGGGCATTAGCTACGTGAGTATCCATGATCGCTTGAGATCTTGCCGAGAAGCTGTCGATTGTGGCTTTCGAAGCCTTGACACGCTGATCCACATAATAACGCGACTCAACCACGATCCCGTAGCCTGTGCCGTGGTGTCCTCGGCTGAGAGGATTGGGAGGAATTGAGACGATGAGCGCCTTGTATCCTTGCTTGTGGTATTCTGCGAGTTTTGGCTTCAATTCATCTCGGTCCCAAGTGAAGTGGCCGGTTGTGTCATATCCTCGCCTCAGTGCTGTTTCTTCATTCATTCGACAACCTCCTCATCTTCTTCAACTTTCGAGTCTTCCATTTCAATCTTCACCTCGCCGTCGACTGTGAGCTTGACGATGTAGTCACATCCGTCGCAATTCCTCTCCTCGATCTCTTTCAAGATGAGTTCTGCTGTCCAAGGAACGCCCTCTTCGTAGTCGTCGTCTAGCGCATAGCTGTGAACTTCGGCAACTCGCGTCAGGATCTTCACTAAGTCATTCCCTTTGTAGGTTCGTTTGAATCTCTTCCCTTCCTCGTATCGCTCGTAGGTTTGTCCCTCGAGCTGGACGACGTGTTTGAATTTCTTCTTCGTTTTGGCTTCTATGCTGACTGCGACAACATAGCCCTTCAGTCCAAGGCTGATGGGAGCACCGCCTACAACGTCGAGAAAATGCTGACTTTCTTTAACTGTGCCAAATCGGTAGAGCCGGACGCTACCAAATTCCTTCGTCCACTCAGTGCCGATGTAGTGCTTTCGTCTCAGCTTGTCTCCTTCGAGATTTAGCTTGAACTTCTTCCCTGTCTTCGCACCTCTTTTTGGTGGTGCTTCCTGATTGTCTTCGATTGTTTTTTGTCGTTTCATATTTTGCTGACGGTTTTGGTGATTGTGGCGCATCGGCCGATGGCGTTATTGATGTAGTAGTCGAGGCAAACCAAGTCGTGTTCTAGCGGACTCTTGTCAAGCACTACGCCGGTCTTCCAAGTCACACTGGCGAGGGCCTCTCGGGCCTGTGCAAGCGCGGCTTGAACCTTCTTGAGTTGTTCAGTTGTCATGGTCTCCTTCTTTCTCTTCACTCTCTTTCATTTGTCGTTTCTTTCTTTTGTTGCGGCGTTATTGCCGCCCTTTGCGCTATGCTATTATCTAGCGATAGCGCAAACGGCGAAAATCGCTCAGTTATTCTTTTTCATGTTCCTCCTTCTCTTCTAAGCAGACGTAAAACGTCCTGCCGCTGTGTTCAACTATCAGTTGGTGATTGCTTTCCCAATGAGGGCGACGAACCTTGAAGTCGTCTTCCTCTCGGATCTCTTTGTTGGCGGCGATGTGAAGCATCTCCATCACTTTGTCGCCTGCTGTGTCCTTGGTTACGTCAATTGGTTTGGTCTTCATTTCTTTTGCATATTTGCAACGCTAGTTAGTGTGAGCAAGTATTGTGCCGATTTCGTTCATCTGAGCTTCACTCCGGTCGCCTCGCGGTCGAGGTTGAAGGCGAGCGTATTGAGATATTTCGCAATCTCATTCAGCTTCGCATTCCGCTTCACCAAGCAGTGTGCTGGACTGCGCTTGTCTGTCAACCCCGCCGCCCTGTGCGCGGCAAGTTGAATATGCTCGAGCAAAGCGAGCGACTCTTCATATTCTTTATTCATAAGCAGAACTCCGTCAATTCGTAGAATTTGAAAACTTCCTGTTTCCCGTTTTGCAGGCGGACAAGGAAGTCTCCGATTTCATTCCCTTCGACAATGGCAACCCACTCGAAGTTTCTTTTCAGCTTAGCTGTGCGGTAGAGATGGGTTTTGCCTTTGATGGCATCCCACTCTTTGTCATATATTTTGGGGTGGTCTGGTTTCATATTGTTTAGTCGTTGATGATGAGGACGTGAGTGTTTTTGCACGCTGGGACACGGCGAATGGATTGGGCTGTTGGCTTTAACCACCAGCCGGCAATGTCGCCTTCTTCGTCGTGGTCGACGCTGTTCACAGCGTAGTCGACCTCTTGCCCCGTCTGTGCGCTAATTAGCGTGATGCCCTCGTCGCAGGCGTCAGGATAAACCTGGTGCCAAATGCCGCCTCTAGGACTGTGGCTATTGTATTCAAGCACGCTAATCTCCTGTGAGAAGGTTCGGTCCTTCTTGTCGTAGTTGAACATTTTGGTTGAGAATTTCATATTAGTCTTCGGTTGGATAGTTCCAGTCTCTCAATTCATTCGCCGCTAGTGCGAGCTGCTTGGCTGCTTTGCGCCAAGCCCCACTGTCATTGCCGTCACCTTCCATGTGCTCGGCTGTCTCTCTGCACTGCGCGGACATTGCACGCATCAGCCTTTCAAATGCTGTGCTGTCCAATCCTCGCACTTCCTCGATTAGGTCTTCAAGTTTCATTAGTGTGCTTGCTCCTTCCATGACGGCTTGCGGTTACCCCACGCGCTCCAGTAGATCCGAGACGTGAACTTGTCTTCGCCGCGGCCGAATTCGGCAATGTAGTCTTCACCAACGGCTTCGACTACTTTGCCCTTGAGCCGGTTGCCGGATTCAAACGTGACGTGGACTTTGTCACCCTTCTTGAGGATTGGTGCCCTGTCTTCGGCCGGAGTGAGTGTTAATTCACCTTCCGGCACCGAAGTGACGATTTCGATAAGTTCACCGCCGTCGCCTCTGACCTCTTTGCACCACTTGGCGTGCTCACGCACAGCCTCTTCACTCTCGAAAGGGCCGACGTAGGCGTCGACTAAATCTTGGAAATGTCCAAATAATTTCATATGGTTATTGGAGTTTGCCTGCGGCACGGGCGACGGTGCTGCACCGGCCGATTGCGTTGTCGATGTGAGTGTCCAGCGCAGTAAGGTGTTCACCTAACGGGCCGTCTTCGACCTGCTTGGTGTTCCATTCTACCGCGGCAAGCGCCTCTCGGGCTTGTATCAACAAGGATTGGACTTGTTTCAGTTGTTCGTTTTGTTTCATTTTGTCTTCGTTTCTTTTTATTTTCTCCGCCTTTGCAAACGTGCAAAAGCTACTTTTAGTGAGCAAGTTTCATGCCGAGCTTTTGTTGCAGATATGCAAATACTTCCGTGAGGGCCTTCAAGAGAGTGCAACGTGATTGCATTACATTGCATTGCGAATGAATTCCCTGTTTGCACACTAATATAAGCACAGCGTAGAGTGGCCTGGATATGAAAGCGAATAAGAAAATAAACCTTGAATTCCTTCTCGTGATGTATGACTGTCTTCTTCGTGGCATGGGATTGTCTGCTCTCGCAGCGACATTAGAAGTCCCACAAGATTCATTAGTGAGATGGCGAAAGACTAGAGAAGACGTTATGACTGTTCATCGCCTTGCGGCGGAGAGGAAGAAGACACTTGATGACGTTGGTGAATACATGCTAGGGAAATTGAGCAAGCCTGCAAGGAAGATTTGGAAGCAAGTTGAATTCTACCTTGAATCGAATGACAACAAGGTTCCGAGTGTGGTGAGGCAGGAATTGGCAACGCATGTGAGACAAGAGTTGTTTCTCCATGCGATGATGTTGAGCAATTGGAATATGAGCAAATCCTGCCGGCTAGCGGGTGTGACAAGGGAGCAAGCCTTGAAGTGGAATGAAGAAATTGGGTTTAAGAAAGCATTGAAGGAACTGCAAGAGGCTAAGAAAGATTTCTTTGAAGATGCTCTGATGGGATTAGTCCGAGATGGTTACCCAGGGGCGATAGTATTCGCAAACAGGACACAGAACGCAGACAGGGGATACACTGAAAAGGTTGAGGTGAAACATAGTGGCATGATTCACCACAGTGCATTGAATTTAGATGAACTTGAGTTGAGTTTCGAGACAAGAAGGGAGATATTGAATGCGGTGAGGAAAAAGAGAGAATTGCGAGAAAATCCAAAGGAATTGGGTAACGGCTCGGAAGTTGAAAAAGCAGCCGAGAACACCGAGAACACAATAGATGCAGAAGTGGTACCCGAATAGAGTAGCAAGGGTTGATGAGGACAGTGTGAGAACCCGAAATAGGGTAAGAATACACGAAAAGACTATTAGAGGTGGTGAAATTGTGCCCGAGTGCTTGCTCGCCCCACTCCCAATTGGATTCACTCACCACCACTTTATTCTACCCCAATTGGTGAATCACCAAACCACAAAAAGACCCACCGTTTCCAGTGGGTCGATTATGGGTATTGGGTGTGGTTAGAGCTTGCTGAATCCCTCCGTGTTTTGGATTTCGCTGAGCGTGTTGTAGTCGCCGTGCCGGTAGAGAGTCGAAAAGGTGTCGCGGCACAACGCTCGATCCATTTTGTCGCCGTAGAGGCTGGCGTTGGTTTTGGTGATCGAGTTGTGGTACTTAACTAACAGTCTCGCCAATTGGTGGATTTCGTCAGGTGTCATAGGTGATTGAATTGGTTGGTTGTTAGTGTTGGTTAGTTGGTGAAGTCGTTGTCGACGATGTAGGCGGACGTGCCGTCTTGGAAGCTGACGACGGTGACGCCGTGCTCGTCTTGGATATAGTCTTCGTCATCCAGTTCCGCCACCTCCTCGGGCGTGAGCGCCTGGAGCAGGGCGTCCTGCGGGGACACGGCGGCGTCTACTAAGTAGACGGACATGGGCGGGCAGATGATGACTTTATATGGTGATTTTGGCATATGGTTTTTTGGTTTTTGTCGTTTTGTTGCGGCGTATTTACCGCCTGCTGCGCTCCGGAATTGGCGGAGCGCAGTGTGGCGGCAAACTGGGCGGCTTAGCTAAGGGCGAGCTCGGTTTGGTCCGGGTTGGCGCTGGCGGCGTAGTAGCGCATTGCGCCGGCGACGACGCGGCGGATGGCGCCTTTGTTGCGCGACACCATCCACGACAGTTGGCTGCTTACTAGGCTTTTGGTTTCGCCTGTGGCAGCGGCGACTTCCGCGATTGTTGCGCCGGTTTTGCCGGACTCGATGACGACGAGGTTAATGCGCGACATGCGGGTGCCGATGCGCCCGCCGAAGGCGTCGCGCTTACTGTTAGCTACAGGCGCAGTAGGCGCCGGAATTGGCGCTGCGGGTGCTTCCTGCTGTGCGCTTAGTGCTTCCTGCGCGGCGGCTTGCTCCGAGTCGGACAGCGTAGCAGGCGCCGGGTCGGACACAGGCGCTGCGGGTGCTTCCTGCACTGCGGGCACAGCGGGCTGTGCGGCGTCGAGGATAGCGGGGGCGGAGGTGGTGCGGTTTTTGTTTTTGCGGCTCATATGTTTTTGTCGTTTTACTGTGTTGCTGTCGGACGCACTACTAACAGCACGCGCAACATGCGCGGCGCAGTAGGGCTGGCACGCTTGCGCGTGCTGTGCTTGGTTTTGCATTTCCGACATACGCTGTTAGTATAGCAGGGTGCGTGCCGAGCTGCGCTCACCAGCACAGCACAGCGTAACATGCACGCACACAACAGGTTACATAGGCACAGCACGCGCCACATGCTTTTGCATTTGTGCAAAAGCCCTTTTGCACTGTGTATGCAATGCACCCGCGTGGTGGTTGCAGCTCACCACGCCGCCGCGCGGCGTGGCCATGCCCTCAAGGTGATCGTCATCAGATCGTAAATCTCAGATTTTGAATGCCCTCAATGTGACGAATCGTCGTTCAAAAAGATCTGAGATCTTGAAAGAATTCTCTCAATCTCACAGCTCTCTCACACACAGTATCATCATTGTGCGATTCCTTTGATTTTTCGTGTTCTCATAATTTCTCTCAATTTTCTCATCTTGTAATTATCGGCAAGTTCGTTCAGAGTCCTTAGATGTGGGTAACAGATGAACTACCGGCGTTTGACATGATTGTGATGCTGAGGTTAGATTCAGTAGATTTCCCAGTTTGGATTGGTCATCACGACGGTCATTCGTGGGTATCGATTAACGAGTTTCCGAGTTCTGAAATTCAGGTCATCGGATGGATGCCGCTTGATTCAGCAGCGAAGATTCTCGACCGGCGTAGATCATAGTTCATCGCGTGTGAGCAAGAAGATCTACAGATACCCAGCAATCATACGACACAAAGCTCGTCGGGCGCGATACAAGCTGGTTGAAGGTGAAGTTCGTGGGCAGAATAAGAAGAGTGCTCGCTACCATTTGGCGCTCATTACGATGGCTGAGTGTGCCGAGCTCATGGGTATTCATAAATCTCGTGTTCACCAGTTAGAAAGACATGCTTTGTGGAGGTTAAGACAGAGGTTGAAAGAGATGCGATCATGAGCAAATCAAAGCGCAAACCAGATTGGAGAGAATTCGTCAAGTATTATCGTCGTGTAGGTATGTATCGGCCGCGAAGCTTCATTCGAAAGAAGGCACCGAATTGGCTCAAGCTAGAATTTGCAAAGTGGCAGAAGAAATGAGACCCTCTCGTTCAATCAATTATCTAAGCACGCAAGCAGCGAGGAAGCGAAGACAATCGAGATGGAGAAGAAATCCAGATGAACCGAGAATCTCTTCACTCAGCAGCTTTCTCGGGAGGATGAGGTTGAGGACACAAGAGGAGACAGCGAAGATCATGCTCATCACACGGCAACGAGTTCAGCAGCTAGAACGAAATGCTTTGTGGAAGATAAGACGAAGACTCAAAATACGACTATGATATACGATACTGCCGCAGACATCCGCCGGGTCTGTAGTCAAATCTCAACGATGCTGGTCAGCAAGAACGCCAGTTATGGTGATTCAGCTCTAAGTCCCACGCGGATCTTCTCTCGTGCCGATGCGATCGAAGCTATCAAGGTGAGGATCGACGATAAGCTGAGCCGGTTGATGAGAGGAAACGGTGAAGACTTCCACGAAGATACCATTGATGATTTGATGGGGTATCTCGTCTTGTTGAAGATCGCCCGTGAGAGAAAGACGGCCGAGGGTTATGCGAAGGCGGCGATGGCGGATGCCTTGAACGCGAGTGGAGTAGCCGATGAACAGATCGGGCGGACGGTGCCTCTCCGGACACCAAGCGAGGGCCCGTCCTTAGAGACGACGCGGGAGGATTGTGGCAACGTGGATCCGATGGATCACCACGACATTTA